GGGTGCCAGTGACGCGCGGAGTCTTGCGCGAGATCTGGTGCTGGTTGCCGAGACGAACAGTGACGGTGGCAGCGTCGGCGTTATAGCTGTCATCGCCTTCGAGCTGTGCGTTCGAGGTGGAGGCCGCGGCAAGAGCCTGGGTCTGCCACTCGTGCAGGATGTTCGAGGATTTGACCTTTTCGATGCCCGAGAAAAACGGGGTTTCGGTGGGGTCAATGCGATAGATCTGGTCGGAGAGGTCTTCCCTGTTGCCCACCGCAACGGTGGAGGTGAGGGCCGAGGTAGCGAGTCCCATTGTAATTCCTTATCTGGCGCTGGCCAGCCGTTTGGCGCGCGTCAGCTCTGCTGCGAGCTTGATCGCTTGATTGCCAGTCGCCTTTGAGAGTTGAGATTCAAGGTTTTGGATGTGGAGCTGCGGAGACGGATTAGCGTTTCGCGTCACTCCGGGCCGCTGAACTGGAGGAAGGACTTTTTCGGCAACAGCTTTGGGGGCCTTGAGCATGTCTCGGTACTTCAGGCCGTCAGCAATGAGCTTTTGAATGCCGGCGTTGGACAGGATTTCATGTCCGGTATCGTCGGCCATCCATCGGGAGAGCTGATCTTCCTTGAGTCCGATATCGTCGGGATCGGTGAGCATTTGAACGGCCCGGTCCCGCAATTCGCTGGCTTTCTTAGGCTCAGCCATTTCGGGAACGAGCTCGGTGAGCTTCTTGTTCTGCTCGGCTTCATAGGCCGCGCGTCGGCTCTGCTTTTCCTTCACCGTTTCGTTTTGAACGCGCTCCGCTTCTGCCTTTGCGGCCTGCAAGCGCATTTGATGCACCTGCCACGCCTGGAAGCGGAACGGGTCTTCAGCCTGAAGCTTGACGACATCATCCATAGTCTTGATGTCGGCATAGTTCTGCTGAGTGACGTTCTCCAACTCCCGCATGAGAGTCGGGATTTGGCTTTCGTACTGCTGCTTTACCTTTTCCATCGCTTCACGCTCGGCCTGTGCGACCTTGCGCTGTTCAGCGATTTCATTCTGACTACGGCGAAATTCGCGGTCGCGGTCCTGTTCGCGGGTGTGCAAGTATTCTTGCGTCTCGCGAGGCAAGGAAGCAAATCGCTCCTTTTCGGCCTTCGTCCAAGACCTCGGCGGCTCGATGGGCGGCAGATCTTCTGCCGGTTCGGTCTCCTGCGTCTCAACTTCACCGGGCGCCTCTTGCGGAGGGTCGGTATCGGTCTTTTCGACCAATGGGGGGTCTTCCGCGGTCGCCTGTGTGGCGCTCTCTGCGGGCGGCTCTGCGGCTTGGCGGCGAGCCTGGGATAGCATACGGGCGGCTTCAGAAACGGTCATTGCCGCAGGAGCGTCGGCGGGAACGGCATAGGAAACCGTTTCCCCCGCGGGTGCGGCGGATTCGTCAGACATAAATGGTCCTATAAAAATGCCCCCGGCGATAAAATTCGCTCGGGGGCTGTTAGCCCATCAAAATACAGGCGCGGGCATGCCTATTGCCTAAAGGCAATTACGCAGCGTTGCGCAGATTACGAAGCCGTAGCTTCACACCTTGCAACCAAATCAGATTATCGCTGGATTTCCGCTGCCGTACTGCAATCTGGGCTTCGCGGAGCTCGTCGAGTAAAATATCTTTTTGGCGCTCAAGAGTAATTTCTTGCTTGCGCCGAGTAAGTCTATCAAATTGGATTATCAATGGAGGCTCCTATCGCGATAAAAACATCGCGGGAGCACAATGACGTTTAGATAACCCTATGGGCTGCGTGTCAATGACAACGATTGCGGTCTTATACCGTCTCATGACGTCTACTGACGTCCAGTAATTTCCAATAAATTACGTGCGTCAAAATGACTCAGCCGAACAGTCGGCGCTTAGGCTCGGCCATCATGTGTTGGGCTAGGGCATCGTCAGTGTTGAATTGCCGCGGTTTGCGTCAATTACAGCGTTGAGGATCGTGACTACATCAGCTGGCGAAAGACGCTGACCGGGCTCGGTCCCGTCACGGATGGCCTTTACAAGCGTCTTGACAGCAGTGCTCAGCGCATCAACGTCGCCGGTCGCAGGAATCGTCTGTGCGGTATATGAAGTAGCCATCTGATTTCCTGTTTAGAAAAGGCCTAGCAGCTTCTTGGGCTCGACTGTCATGGATTCAAGCTCTGCATTGGCGATCTTGCCGTTATCCAGCACAGACCGGAGATGGTTCTCTACCTCGCCCACCACGCGATGGGCCTGATAGAGCGTTTCTCGAGCGGCCGATTGGTCAACCTTGGTTGACAATAGCTTCTCGGCATAGGCTTTCTTGACCGCCGCGAAGGCTGCCTGAAGCAGTTCATCATTCAGAAGCGTTTGCGCGTGGCCGCCGTCAATGCGAGCCTTAAGCAGCCGATCTTCGCTCATGCGACGTTCGCCAAATTCTTGAGGAGCAATCTATTGATGTCGTGCCCGATGTATTCCGGTTGGTCATCAATCCACACAGCAACGCTAACCCCCAACTCCTGCATAACTTCGCGCTTGGGACGCGCTGAGCAGTAGAAGACCTCGCCGGGGAAATCCGTTATTTTCATTTCTGGCGTTCGAGAGGTGACACAAACTACGCGAGCGCCCGCCCGACGCAGAACATTGATAACGCTAGTCCACGTCTCGCGGCAGGATGTAAACGTGTCGTCATAATCAACAGAGACGCAGAATGGGCGCGCTGGAGGCGCGTCTTTGATGTCGCTAAGCGGCAATAGTTCGTCGTCTTCCATCCAGCACCATCCCCTTCAGGCGTTCACGCACCGCAGTTATTACAGGCCCCCATTCGTCCTGCTTGCGTTGGCGGATGACTCGCGCGCTGTCATACCAAGGCGTCTTTTCGCTGTTCCTGTTCCAGCGCCAATCGCTCGCGTTAGTAATCAGGATGAAGACAGGCTTACCAAGCGCGCCGGCTAAGTGAGCAACCGCGGTATCAACCGTTACGACCGCATCGAGGGCTTGAACCACACGCGCCGTCTCCGACCAAGTGGACATGAACGGGTCGAGATTGGCGACAAACCCGTCATAGCCAAGGAGCGTCGGATCAACAGAATCTTTCTGAAGCGAATAAAAGGCCACTCCGGGAATATCGAAAAGGTCGCAATAAGTCGAAAACGCCATAGAACGATGAGAGTCCATCCCGTACTCAGGGTTACCCTGCCAGACGAGACCAACGTTAAGCGCCGCACGCTTAGGAAGCGCAGCCGGTTCTGCCTTGAAATACGGTTTTCCATTTACTGAAGCGTAGTCGATACCGACAAGCCAGGGGACCGACATTGATCCAACAACGAAATCGCAATCGAAAGGCCCAGCCAGCTCGACAATTCCATCCACTGCGATGTTGCTCGATACCAGATCCAGCAAGCCGGGTGCGGGGCCAGCAAGGAGTATCTTGGCTGCGCCAAGATCGCGAAGTTTTGGTATATATCGACAGAACTGGATGAAATCGCCTTGGCCTTCTTCGTGATAGACGAGGATGGTTTTCCCTTCGAGGCTTTCACCGTTCCAGTAGACGACATCCTTCGGCAACTTCTGTTGGGCGATCAACTTGCCGCCATGGAGTTCTAACTTACGAGCAGCGCAGTCCTTGCGGATTTCAAACATCTTGAAACCCGTCTGAAGATCGCCAGACGCCAGCGTTGCAATCGCGGCATCTTTTAGGATGTCGATATCGCCGGTCGCCTCGAATGCCTGCCGGTAATAGTCGCACGCCTTCTTGTTTTCACCCAGCGCGCGATAGGCGATGCCAACATGATGCAGGAATCGGCCGCGCCAATCCTCATCAACCCTCGGCAAGCCCTTCAGATAAAGCTTAAGAGCCTGGTCGAAGTGGCCGGTTCGATGCAATGCCGAAGCGTAGTTAAACAGCGCTGTGATCTCTTGCGGCGCGACCTCATAGGCTCGCTTGGCAAGAGGCAGGTAGTGCTTGCCGTTCTCTACCTTCTCGGCGAGATTGGCGTATTGGGTGACAAGAGCTTCCGGATCGTCGG